CGCTACGCCACCTTGGAAAAGGTAGGTTGACACTGTGACAGTGCCCGCTTAGGGCTTGTTAAAGCGCGGGCTAGTCCGGCCAGACGAACGGTAGCTAGTCACTACCTGCCCGCGCTCAAATGACTAACCCGATGACGAAGGGACGCATCATGCAAAATGAATATTATGTTTATGAGCACCGCCGCAAAAGCGACGGCTCCGTTTTCTATGTTGGAATGGGAAAAGGCAAAAGGTTTAAAACAAAGGATAGTCGCAACATTCATTGGAAAAGAATTGTTGCAAAGCATGGATTTGTTTCGGTTGTTCTCGCATCGGAATTAACGCTTGATGAAGCATATAAATTAGAAATTGAAACAATTAAGATGCACGGAAAGGAAAATCTTTGCAACATTACTGATGGAGGTGATGGGGTTAAAAATCCAACCGATGAAACAAGGCAAAAAATGAGAATGGCAAAAGTTGGAAAGCCCCAAAACAAAGATCATGTGAAAAAAAGGTCGTCTGCAATAATTGCGTCAAAATCAAGGTCAAACAGCAAAACAGGTCTTAAAGGAGTTGTGTGGCACAAGCGGGCAAATAAATGGGCTGCAACTGCGAGCAAAAACGGAAGGCACATACACTTGGGCCTTTATGATTGCACATTTGCGGCATGGAATGCAGCAATGAAGTGGAGGGAGGAAAACAAATGAACCTTGAGCAACACACGCAGCTAAAGACTGTTTCTGCTATTTTTGACTGGCACGCAAAGAATAGAAAATCTGGACACAGGCCGCACCTTGGCGGTTCTCAAATTGGCAACCCGTGCAGTCGGGCCTTGTGGTATATGTTCAGGTGGTGTGATCAGGCGGAATTTGATGGCCGCATGATAAGGCTATTTGAAACTGGCGATTTGGAAGAAGATCGCTTTGTGAAAGAACTTAGGGCTATTGGCGTTACTGTATGGGAAAGAGACCCTGACACGGGCAAGCAAGTGCGCTTTACAGCACATGATGGTCACTTTGCTCTTAGCCTTGATGGTGTTGCTGAAGGCGTCCCAGACGCCCCCAAAAAGCCGCACATTGTAGAGATGAAAACAGCAAACGAAAAATCATTTAGGGCTACAAAATCAAAAGGCGTTAAGGAGGCAAAGCCTCAATACTGGGCGCAGGTGCAAGTTGGTATGCACTTGTCTGGGATACATAATTGCCTGTTTTTAATGAAAAACAAGAATGATGACGACCTTTATGGCGAGCGCATCAAACACGATCCGGCTTGCGCCATGAAGCTGCTGGCCAAGGCGGGCGAGGTGATTTTTTCGGACAAGCCCCCGGCCAAGCTGTCAAACGATCCGTCTTTTTTCGGGTGTAAATTTTGCGACTTTCACGACATTTGCCATAAGAAGGGCAGAATACCAGAGGTAAATTGCCGTACGTGTGCGCACGCTACGCCAGAGCGCGGTGGCGATGGTGCATGGTCCTGCGGCAAGGGCAAGGCGTTTGGAAAGGTATGTGAGGCGCATTTGTTTAATCCCTACGCCATGCCGTGGGAGATATACGACGCCGGATTAGACTTTGTGGAATACGTCACCGATGACGGCGAGGTGATCCGCAACGAGTGCAATAGCGATGAGATCGAGCAGATGTGGGTGCCGTTGTGAAACTCCAACTTCGAGATTACCAAACAGCCGCTATTAACGGGCTTTATGATTATTGGTCCGATGGACGTGGCGAAAACCCGATCATCGTTGCCCCAACTGGCGCGGGCAAAAGTCTTATCATTGCCAAGCTGATCGAGGACGCGCTGGGCTACCCCGGCACGCGCATCTTGATGCTGACGCACGTCAAGGAATTGTTGCAGCAGAACGCTGATGAATTGGTGCAAATGCTGCCCGGTGTTGATCTTGGGTTTTATAGCGCTGGGATCGGCCAGAAGCGCCTTGATCGGCAGGTGACGTTTGCAGGCATCCAGTCGATTTACGAGCGCGCGCCGGACATGGTACCGCCACCTGATCTGGTGTTGATTGATGAGGCGCATTTGGTGCCGAAGAACACGACGACGCGCTACGGGCGGTTTTTGGATGAATTGAAGCAGTGCAATCCGTCGGTGAAGGTCGTCGGCCTAACTGCCACGCCATATCGGCTGGACAGCGGATATTTGCACAAGGGCAAAGGCGCGCTGTTTGACGGCATCGCCTATGACATCCCCGTCGGCAAACTGATGGATGAGGGATACCTTGCGCCGCTGGTAAGCGTTGGCGCAAAGGCCAAGATTGATTTGACAAACGTCGGGATGCGCGGCGGTGAGTTTATTGAGAGCCAGCTTGCGATGGCGGCATCGGACCCTGAGTTGGTCCGCGCAACGGTCGCTGAGATCATTAAGTTCGGCCAGGATCGCCGGTCGTGGCTGATCTTTGCATCGGGTGTTGGTCACGCTGAGATGATACAGGCCGAGATGATTGCCAGCGGCATTCATGCTGATGTGGTGACGGGTGCAGATAACAAAACAGATCGCCAGCGCAAGATTGACGACTTCAAAGCATTCCGCACGCGCTGCCTGATTAACATTGGCGTTCTGACGACGGGCTTCAATCACAAGGAAACTGATCTTGTGGCGATGGTGCGGGCGACAGCATCGGCTGGCCTTTATGTTCAGATGGCCGGACGCGGCACGCGCATAGCGGATGACAAGGATGATTGCCTGCTGCTGGATTTTGGCGGCAACGTCGAGCGGCACGGTTTCATTGATGCGGTGCGCGTGAAGGACAAGACACAAAGCAAGGGCGACGGCGATGCGCCGGTAAAGGAATGCCCGGAATGCCAGTCGCTGGTTGCTGCTGGCCTGCGCTATTGCCATTGCGGTCATAAGTTTCCCGATCCTGAATTGAACCATCAAACGAAGGCCTACAACGGCGCGGTGCTGTCGTCTCAGGTGGTTGCCGAATGGGTGGATGTGGATGATGTGGTTTACCAGCGCCACAAAAAGCAAGGCAAGCCGGACAGTGTGAAGGTGTCTTACTTTTGCGGCCTCAAGACGATCAACGAATGGCTTTGCCCAGATCACGGAGGCTATGCATCAAGCCGCTATCAGGCTCGAATGCCTGCGCTTGGTGCAACGGCCACGACAACTGAAGATGCGCTTGTGGAGGCTCCTGTAAGCTGGACGCAGCCGACGCGCATCAAGGTCAAGCCGCGCGTTGATGATCCGCGTTTTGATGAGATCGTGCAGCTTGATTACAGCGAAGGTCGCAAGCCCAAGCCGCCTGGGCGGGAATTGTCATGGGATGATGTAGATGAATTCGAAGAAATTACCTTCTGAGAGCGAGGAACAGATCGGTTTTCTGCGCTGGTTTGAGGCGACGTTTTCCGGCGTGCGGATATTTCACATCCCGAACGGCGGCCACCGAGCGATGAGCGTGGCGAAGAAAATGAAAGCCGAAGGTGTGCGTCCTGGCGTGCCTGATCTCTACATTCCGAAGTGGAAGCTATGGATCGAGATGAAGCGGCAAAGCGGCGGTCGATTGTCTGCCGATCAGCGCGACTGGATTGATTACCTAGACGCGATTGGTGACGATGTGATCGTGGCCAGCGGCGCAACCGACGCCAGCCGACAGGTGATGGAATGGTTCTCAAAGCGGGCACGATAATTCTGGCGACCGACGCCAGCCGTGAGGGCAAAGCGTGGGCGCGCGCGTGGCTCAAAGAGCAGGGCTACACGCCGCAGCAGGTCAGGCTGTACGAACTGGACGGCCAGACGCTTGCTCAAGCCTTGGTAAATCTTGATTGAAAAAGGTGTTGACCACCCGTTTGCGTTAAATTAATGTTTAAGGCACACCCGCGATGACCGCGCGTGTCGTCGGGGCGTCGGTCGAACTGGCCCGCCCGTGTAAGCCCCCGGCGCAATAAACAGGAGAAATGACACATGACCGTTCCGACAATCCAGAAGATCAACCAGAAGATTGCAGAGCACGGCGTCGAGATCGTCAAGGGCAATGGTTACTTTTACTTTGCGGCAATCAGCGACGACGCCCCCGAAATTCCCAGCGTCTACACCATGCGGTTGCGTGACCTGTCCTTGGAAGAATGGGTTGAGCACGTTTCGGGTGTTTTCGCGTGAGGTCAATACGGCAAATTGCAAGAAAAGATTGTGAGCGCCTTGTTCTTGGCGTTCACTACGCCGCGCGATGGCCCTCTATATCTTACGCTTATGGATTGTTTTATGGAATATTTGGAAGACTTCATACCACCTTCTCCAACTACTACTCCGACGCAAACTTCAACACCAACAAATAC